TTCAGTACCACGCCTATTGTCTTTTCGTCCCATTCTCCAGTGCATATCATTTAAAGAATCTTTAAGTGATCTAATGCGTGGCCATGGAGTGTGTGTTGCATTCCAGTCTATTACGTTAACAAACTTATTTAATATACCATCTTTAATAAGATATTCTTTTTCATTAGCAATAGCAAATGATTTTACTTTCTCTTTTGCTTTAGTTGTGTCACCTAATATAAAATTTTTAGCTAACATGTTAGATGCCTTTACAGAATACCCACAACCCCTTCTCTTTAGGTTAGCTCCGTGCATACCTTTTGCTCTTGCCTGTTCACAATAGTGAAAGAACCAATAATCCGCATCATATACGTATGCAAAGCCTTCAAGCCTGTCAGCCTGTTTAGTTCCTTTTATTATCTCTGCTCTAAGAAGTGGAGCGTAATTTAGTTGAAAGTAATAGTTACCAGGTATCCATTCGCCATCGTAATCTCTCGCATAGCCTTCTCTACATCTTCTTGCTTCTTCTGCCCAAAACTTATAATACTCTGAGTTAGGATTTCTGTTAGGGAATAGATTAGTGTAGCATTTGTGCTTTTCAAAAAACAATGCTGCAGGTCTAAAGTAATCCATATCTGTTAAGATGTGTGGATTAGTTAAGTCTACTGCTATTCTCCCATTTGGATCAAGTTTTCTTGGCTCTAAATCTGGGTCATCTGATGTCTCTGGAAGTAATGGGTTGTCCCATCTATCTAAATCTTTACAGTACTTTCTAGTTGGACTAGCTAAGTTCTGTATAAACATGATACTATCAATTGAGTCTAGTAGATCTTGCTTCTCTATACGAGGCATTGCTTCTAGCAACTCTGTAGTAAGTTCTGTTTGTATGCTGTTGAATTCCCTCATTAGAAATTACCTTCTTCAAACATTGCAGCAGTTTTGTTACCAGATGAAGCTTTCATTTCTTTCTCCTTGATAACTTCCTTCTCTACTTCATTTAATGCTTTGATTAATTTAGGTATTTTTTCTACAGATGAGGTAATTTTACCTATGTCATGTATAGGTTTATTACTCTTTGGATCTCTCTCATCCATATCAATATTGTCTAAGAATTGAGATATCTTCTTGATTACCAGTCTAGTACTGGTTAGTAGTCTTGTACTTGTAGTTTCTGAGATTTGTTTATAGAACTCTATAGCCTTTACATAGTTTTTTCCAGTTCCCTTAAATGCTGGAGGTAATTCCATAAATTTCTTTATTTCATCAATCCTTTCCTGCTCATCTAAGATATGCATAAAGTCACTTCTTTGATCTGACATGTAGTAAATAAACCCAAGATACTTTGCAGCCTTAGTCTTATCTTTACTTTTATCACTATCCCATATTGCCTTAAATGGTGCAATAAGTAATGCTTGTGGACTAAACACCACAACATTATTCTCAATTTCAAATAAATTCATTTCCTCTCTTTAGTTGAAACACCAGGACTCGAACCTAGGCTAGTTGCGTCAAAGGCAACTGTGCTACACATCTACACTATGTTTCATGTTACTATTTCATCTTCAACGGGAGAAATAGCTAACACCTGCAGTCCTTTTGTTTAATAGGTAGCGAAATTCCTTTGTTCACCTTATTTACGATGACTCACATGCACGAAGGGTGACTAAACTCCGGTGAGTAACACAAATCTAATAAAAAAAAGCCTTACTGTCAAGTAAGGCTGTCATACACTTTGTGTTATAGTGGTTTTATTATTATCTCATTAGTGTTTGACACATACATTACATCTCTTTCATTTAGATAAATATATTCAATTCCCTCTACTACTTTGATAGGTAAATCATAGCTGTACTCTTTGTTTACTTTTTGAGCTACTGTATCAGATAGTCTTCTTTTAAAATTTTCTACATTAATAACAACTTCCCATCCTGGCTCAATCTCTCTTACAGATCCTCCTACCGCCAAAACTATTTGTGTATCTGAGAAATCTACCTCTAAGTCTGTATCACCATTTGATCCAAATGATGCAGTTGGTAGATACAGTCCATTCTCAGTTAATTTATTTCTTCTCGCTGATAAAAATAAATTATTAAACAATGGCTTAATATGAGGAGGTAAAGTCTCTATTTCTAGAGACTTATTATATAACTCCTCTTTTGTATTGATCTCCTCTGATAAGACGTTATTAGTATCAAATACAAGTCCAGAGGACTCTCTTTTAGATACATCTCTGTTTCTAAAAAAATCCTTTATTCCTTCCTCTGCAGCTTCTTGCTGTTTGACATTAGATAAATCTTTCATAGGGCTACTGTGCTACCGATTCTTTAGCTTCAGGCTGCGCATCCGCTGATTCTACAGCATCTTCTTTAATGTGCACTGGCCTGCTCTGTTCTAAAGCCATGGCTAATTGATTAACAGCTCCTCTTGGCTGAGTATCAAGGTATTGCAATAATGCTTGTACTACTTGCATTGAAACTACTACAGCATTAGGCTGTACCATTTCTTGTTCCTTTATTTCTACTTCCTCACTCATGTTTAATTATTTAAATATTAATATTAATTCTACAAATCTAGTAAATTCTATTTTAAAATCCTACTCTTTTCTTTTCTTTTTTTGTATCTCCTTGTAAGCATAGTATGATGCAAACATTTTAAATAGAGATGGCATATTGAAATTAGTCTTCTTATTCATAAACTCCTCCTCAGTTAAGTCTTCTTTTAGATTAAGATCTGTCAGCTTATCTCTCATAAATTCGTATGGTGAGTAAACTATCTCTTTTGCTTGCTCAAAAGATATTTCATACCTTTCTGCAATCTCTTCTATTTTTTGCTTATCTAATTTTCTAGAATTATGCATTGTTCTTTATATCAAAGTCAAATATTAACTGGAATCCATCTTCAGTCATGTTTGGAACAAGCACACTATTAATCCTATTCCCTTTATCATCTTTAACTAAAACACCTTTCTTTCTAAGTGAAGTTAATAGATTATTAAAGACTTTGTGATCCATATCTCCTAATTCCTTTTTAATCTTTAATCTAGTTTTCTCGGAGAATAATAATGTGTTTATAAGCTCCGGGTTCTCTACCTCTAATGAAAACTCATACCTGTAAAATAACATTAAGCTCAATGCCTCAATCTCTTTAGGTCTAAGCTTATGGTAAGGCTTTAAGAATTCTAACCAATATCTAAATATTGACCTCTTGTCTGTGTGAATTCTCTTTATGTTTATGTTTCTTCTTGTTTGCATAATATTTTATTTCTACGCTAAGTGAATAATGTTTCTCAGATTTGTCTGCCACAATAGATGTGTGTACTACATATTTTCCAGTTATCAAGACCTTATTCAAGTCTTCTATAATGTTATGTATCCTGGAGGCTTCTTTATCTACATATTTAATAGTAGATGCAGATTCTTCTTGATAGAAGAGATGTTTACCTTTCCAGTTTCTTGGGTTAAGTATATCTGCTAAAGTTACCATTAATCTAAAAAGTCTTCATTATATTTTTCTCTATAAATCTCCTTCCATTCGAATATTGTTACTGCTGTATCAATATCTGTATTTCCACAACATGTACAGTAAGTAATGTAATCCTCTTTTGTTTGACTTCTTTCTGATGGTATCTTTATATCTTTCAAAGATAATGATAGACAAGTCTTACAATAGTCTACTCTCAATTCATCATAATCTGGCTTGCTGCTATTCTCCATAATGTTTTTTAATATTTTTAAATCAATTATTACTTCCGTGTCATACACTGGAAAAGGAGCTGCTTTGTTAGCCTTCTCTCTTCTAAGTATTTCTATTTCTAATTCTTGTGGTGTCATTTTTAGTTTTTTGGAACAATTCCACACATTGTTGTCATTAATGTCCCTGCAACACTTGTCGCGGACTCAAGAGCTATCCTAGTTACTTTTTTAGGATCAAGTATTCCTTCAGCAAACATTCCTCCAAAGTCATCTGTCTTTGCATTGTATCCTACACCTTCTGGTAACTTTAAAATTGTACTTAACTTAACCTCACCACTTACACCTGCATTTTCACATATTGTCATAAATGGGGCTAGTACTGCTCTCTTGATAATTTCAACTCCGTATTTTTCATCTGAGTTATCATTTACTTCTATATTAATTTTATTTAAAGAATTGATTAATGCTATTCCACCACCAAGTACAACACCTTCTTCTAGTGCACTGGCAACTGCCTCTTTAGCATCATCAATCCTATCTTTCTTTTCTTTCATTTCTATCTCTGATCCAGCTCCAACTTCAATTACTGCTACTCCACCTTTCAGCTTTGCGCGTCTAATCCTAAGTCTTTGCTTGTCATTTTCTAGAACCTTCTTGTCTTCTAATCCCTTATCAATTTCTGATACTATAAGATTAACTGCGTCTTGATCTTTATCACCTCCCATTATAATTGTACTACTTTGAGTAATAGTAACAATCTCTGCTGTACCAAGTAATTGGTCTAAGTATTGTGGTTCAACATCCAGTAGTCTGTCTTTAGGAACCACCTGCGCTCCAACTATTGCCGCTATATCTTTTGCTATTGTTTTTTTATACGGTCCAAATGCAGGTATCTTTACTGCTGCAAGTTGCAATCCACCTCTCATTTTATTCATTACAAGGGTAGATAATGCTTGTCCGGTTACATCATCTGCAATTACTAATAAAGCTCTACCTTCTTTTGCTACCGGTTCCAATGTCGCCATAACCTCTTGTACACTTTCAATCTTTCCATCGGTTACGAGTATATATGGATTCTTTAGTGTAGCCCCTGTACTATCGGGATTAGAAGTAAAAAAAGTTGAAAGTAGTCCTCGGTCAAATTGTAATCCATCAACTACATTTACTTTAGTTTCATATCCATTCCCCTCTTCAACACTAACTGCTCCGTCTGCACTAACTGCACTATATGCAGCTGCTACTAGTTCCCCAATCTCTTCATCATTGTTTGCACTAATAGTTGCAATCTGTTTAATCATAGGAGAATCAGTATCTACTGGCGTTGCAGATTCATTTAGAACTTGAACAATTGCTCTGGTAGTCTTATCCATTCCTCTCTTTATCTCTACCGGATCATAACCTGCAGAGACTAATTTCATTCCCTCTTTTAGGATTGCATGAGTCAACACTGTTGCAGTAGTAGTACCATCTCCAGCTTTATCATTAGATTTCTCTGCCACTCTCTTAACTATGAGAGCTCCCATATTCTCAAAGAAGTCTTCTAACTCTATGCTATTAGCTACAGTTACACCATCTTTAGTTACATGTGGATCATCTGTGTGTGTTCCTATAATTACATTCCTACCTTTGGGCCCAAGTGTTACTTTAACTGCATCAGCTAACTTCTTAACACCAAGCTCTAGCTTAGCTCTAACTTCTGCATCATATTTAATTTCTACTGCCATTATATTCCTAATTGTTTTTTTTAGTTTATTGCTTTTTTTCTATTTGATTGTACCCAGATATTATTTACTAATTTAAACTCAACTCTTTCTATATACTCTTTAGTCTCAATGAGAACTGTCATCTTAGCAGGATTACCATCTTTTGGTTCTTGAACTCCTACAAAACTGTCTGCCATACTTATACTATATTTAATTGTTTTAATAACCTTTTAAGTTCTGATTTGTTTTTTACTGGCACTACCGCTACATCAAATAACATGCTACCTTCTTTCTTTCTTATCGTAACAGAGTTACTAGGTGTAACCAAAGAAAAATTATACCATAAAGAAATATTAGTTTCTGGTAAATCATAAACTAGACCATTAACGTGTTTAAACCCTAAACTCTCTATACATTCTCTGTCTAAGTATTTTACTCTAACTGAAGATGGTATGCCATGCTTTCTTGGAAATTGTAGGTTAAAGAAATTATGAACCGAATCATTAGTTTTCCAGACCTCATCAGACCACCATTGACTACTTGAGTCTCTACGCAATAATTCATATTCAAACCCTACATGAAACTCCTCTATCTCTGGTGTATAGTACTTGCTCATTATATTGTTGTCAATTGTTTAACTAGATATTTGTTACTTATATTTGCCTCCACGTAGACTGTTCCATTTACTATAAATGCCTCTTTAGGCCCATAACCAAAATCTACATGTATTACAGTTCCGTAGTTTCTTAAGAACTCTATCACTGAATCTTCTAACATTACAAACATATTCTCTACCATTTTAATTTTCTTCTATTACAAGTTTTATTTGCTTCCTCATCGTATTTAAGCTTAGCTTCATTAAACGCATCTTCTGCAAGTATTATGTTTTTTAGCATGTCATTAATCTTTTCCATATTATACTCAGCAGCATACCCAGCACTTGTGTTAGCTTTAATAATTTGATCTCTTAATCCTTCTCCCATCTTAGTTTTCTTTTAGTAATTGTTTTAACCTCAAGAGGAGTGACTTCAAAAGGATCAACTCCAAACATTATGTTTTTCTCCATAGCTTCATGAAATAATTTTGCTCCAGCTAAACTTGTTGATATTTTAAAATTTTTTAATTTTTTTCTATTGTATGTAGTCATTACCAGTTACCCTCCGGGCAGTTTGTTATTAATGATCTAGTTTTAGCAGGAAGTGGACATCCACATTTTCCGCATCTATCTTTAGGTGTTTTATGAGGACATCCATTACAGATAGTTCTCCTTGCTTGAAACACCTCTTCATCTTTCTCGTCTGATAAACCTAACTTGGATTTAACTAAGTTAGAATATCCGTTAACTATTTCTTTAAATCTACTCATCTTTATTTTCTTCTAGTTCTAGTATTGTTTCGTATAATAGTATGATTGTGCGCCAAACCCATCTTAAGAATAAAAGCAATGTAAGTAAAGTACATAAGCTAAATAGTATTCTAAAAAAAAGTTCAGTGTTTGTAATTAAAATTGAAAGCCATGCAATGGCAACAAGTAGAATTACTACTGTTTTTATTAATGCTCTATATTTTGCTGTCATGTTTTTATTCATCATCATCTATTCCTTCACCCGAGTCTAGTTCCAAATCTATGAACTCCTCAGCTATTATTCTTCCATCTGAATCTAAATTATATCCAACTTGACTGAAATAATGTCTAAATGCTGCTGCTACATCATCAGCACTCTTTAATCTTTCT